TTCTATTTTCAAAGACGGTGATATAATTCAAACCATGAATGGACTTCGATTGGCGTGGTCATACTTTCCTCATGCAATGGAAGTAAAGTGTGGCAATTCTAAAATGTCTCCTATGGATAATTTTTTGAATGACCAAACATTCAAAATGACTATTCGTAAATGTTTGAAATGGTTATCAAAACATTGGGGTGGTTCTTTTCAAGAAAACCGTTTGCGTCAATCACTTAAAATATATTCTGGTGTTCAAGGTGTTTCCAATTTCCGACCAACTGCCGCCGGTGTTATCTATAAAAACTTTGGTGGTGACGGTGTTATGTGGGATATGTCTTGCGGTTGGGGTGGAAGATTGGTGGGTGCTCTTGCATCACCCTATATCAAAACTTATATCGGAACAGAACCATCTACAAAAACATTTGAAGGACTATGTAAACTTCGTGATGACTTTGCTTATCTTGGTAAGGATATTCAATTAAAAATGATGGGTTCAGAAGATTATCTTCCAGACGCAGAAACATTAGACTTATGTTTTACTTCACCACCATATTTTGATACAGAGAAATATGCAGATGAAGAAACTCAATCATACAATAAGTTTCCAACAAGAGAAGATTGGGGTTCTGGTTTCTTACAAGGAACATTTCGGAACTGTTACCACGGTCTAAAAAAGGGTGGGTATATGTTAATCAACATAGCCAACACACCAAAGTATAAAGACCTCGAAGAAATGACTATAAAGTATGCCAACTTAGTTGGCTTTACTCACACCGATACCCTGCAACTGATACTATCTGCCGTCATGGGTGCAGGATATAAAAGAGAGCCAATCTTTGTTTTTCAAAAATAATTTGGTTCTTATCTAAAAATTTTGTATATTAGTATATGAATTTATCAAACATTAAGGTATGTTATGTTTAACCCCTCACACACAATTTGGAACGAAAAGTATCGTCCACAGACACTTGACACTTATGTTGGAAATGATACTGTAAAGGCAACGTTTCAACAATACATTGACACCAGTGATGTTCCACATCTACTTCTTTACGGTGATGCCGGTAGTGGTAAAACCACACTTGCTAAGATTGTTGCAAATACTATTGCAAAAGATAACTACATTTACATCAACGCATCAGATGAAAACTCCGTAGATACTGTTCGTGATAAAATCAAACAGTTTGCATCTTCGATTGGTTTCGGTGGACTAAAAATAATTATACTTGACGAGTGTGATTATATGACACCAAACGCTCAGGCGGCACTTCGTAATGTAATCGAAACATTCAGTAAGACTACTCGTTTTATTTTGACTTGTAATTATGTAGATAAGATTATCGATCCAATTCAATCTCGTTGTCAGATATTCAATATTGTTCCACCCTCAAAGAAAGAAGTTGCATCACATCTTGTAAAGATTCTTGAAGGTGAAAGTGTAAAATATGAGAAAGAAAATCTTGTAACAATTATCAATCAATCTTATCCAGATATTCGCCGTGTAATCAACACAACTCAACGATGTGTTATCGGTGGTGTTTTAAAATTAGATGAAACAACTTTGGTAGAACACAATTATCTTTCATCTATCGTTGATGTTTTAAAATCGAATAAAAATAAAAAAGAAAAGTTTGATGGTATTCGTCAGTTACTTGCTGACAATCATGTTAGAGACTTTAATCAAATGTTTCGTTATCTTTATGATACTGTTGATACATACGCTAATGGTTTCGTATCTACAATTATTCTAATTATTGCTGAAGCACAGTATAAAGACAGTTTTGTTGTAGACCATGAAATAAATGCCATGGCTATGTTTATTCAAATTATTATGGAAATTGACCAAAGGAGGTAATGATGAGCGTATATGATATTAACGGTGGTGGAAAGCCACAACCGCAACAAATGACTCTTGACATAAATCAAGCAACTGATATTGAATGTTCAAATTGCGGTAATAAGTTTTTTCACGAAGTAACATTTTTCAAAAAGATTTCTGCTTTACTTTCACCAACGGGACAAGAAGGTATTATTCCAATTCCAACTTATGCCTGTCTTGAATGTGGAAATATCAATGAAGAATTTATGCCAACAAAAAAACAACAATTAAACGATTGAGGATATAATGAGTAAAAGTTTATTTGATCATATTAAAGGTATAACTTTCCGTAAAACAAAATGGGAAGAACTCACAGAAGAAGATAAAAAATCTTGGAGTAATTATATGATTGCTCGTTTCTTTTCAATGGAATCCCAATTTGTTGAAGCTATAAATGAATTTCAAAAATATTCAAATGGTGATTTAACTTCAAAAGATTACTATAAACTTTTACTCGATGTTCTACCTAAACAATCAATATTCTTAAAATATATCAAATCAAAAACTCGTGTTGAGATAGAACCAGAGTTTGTTGATATATTTTGTAAACACTTTGAATTGGGTAGAAATGAAGTATATCCGTATATTGTTTTTCTTAAAAAAGAGAATCCAGATGAACTTATTGAAATACTAAAAATGTACGGAACAAAAGAAGATGATATTAAAAAGTTTGAAAAACAATTAAAAAATATAAAATGAGGAATATAAAAATGTCTATATCTGAAATAGATTTGAGTGTTAAACAATCCGATGTTGTTAGACAAATGGAAGAAAAGTTTCCAGTTATGACTGCAGAATTTAAGCGTATTCAACAGGTTCAATATGAATTGTTTTGTGCAAAGCAAAGTAACTATGGTCCAGATAATATATCAATGGGTAGTACACTTGAAAAAGAACAAGACCGTAAACTTTCTCTACAAGGTCTTTTCTTTCGTATCAATGATAAAATAAATCGTTACAAACAAATGATTATGTTTGGATCACAAGATGCAGTTGGTGAAAGTCTTGATGATACATTCAAAGATATTTCAGTATATGGTATTATTGCACAACTTGTTCAGTCTGGCAAGTGGGGTAAATAATGGCAAACCGAAAAGTATCTTTCTCACAATATCAAATGTGGAAAGTATGTCCTCATAGATGGAAACTAAATTACATAGATAAACATTATACTTTTCAACCATCGACTGCCGCTCTTTTCGGAACGGTAATGCATGAAGTATTGCAAGAATATGTAAAAAATATTTATGAGAAATCAATCGTTGAGGCAAATAAACTTGACCTCAATGAAATGCTACAGTCTGGAATTCGTGACCAATACAAAAAATTACTCACGGAGAATAATGATAAACATTTTTCTAGTGATAGAGAATTAAAAGAATACTATTCGGATGGTGTTCAGATTCTTAATTGGTTCAAAGCCCATCGTGCAGATTTCTTCCAAAAGAAAGATTACGAATTGGTTGGTATAGAAGTTCCGATAAACATAATTCCACTTGAAACTCACCCAACAGTAAAGTTGGTTGGGTTTCTTGATTTGGTAATTCGTAATACAAAGACCGGTGAAATATACATATACGATTTTAAAACCAGCACAAATGGTTGGAACAAATGGGCAAAGGCAGATAAAGTAAAAACATCACAGTTGTTACTTTACAAAACATACTATGCAAAACAATATGATGTTAGTCCAGAAGATATACATATTGAGTATTTAATTCTTCGCCGTAAAATAATTGAAGATGCGGAATATGAAGCGATGAAACAAAGAGTTCAACGATTTGAACCATCTAATGGCAAAGTTTCACAGAACAATATCAAAAAAGAAATTGCAGAATTTATCACAACAAACTTTACAGAAGAAGGTGAATATCGTTTGGATGTTATACAAACTGCAGAATCAGGTCGTGATTATTCAAATTGTAAATATTGTGAGTTTAACGATAAAGAAGAACTCTGTCCGAAAGAAAAAAGAAATATGTTACCGTTCTAAAATTTATCGTTTTCTAAAATTACTAGATATTTATAGTAAACGTTTTGATTAGGTGTTTCGTGAAAATAGCTCAACTTGCAATAATAGACTTATCTGTTTATAGGGGTATACATACCTTTACTAAAAATATATCATCACTTGATAGTGTTGATACTTTTTATTTTAACCCAAGTGAAACAAACAATTTCAAATCTGAATATCAGAACTGTATAGATATTTCGGAAATGGAAATAACTGAATTGAAAGATAAGTTAGATGGTTATGATATTGTTGTTTTAAATCTAAACAAATTTATCTACGATGTTGATGGTATTCAAAAAAGAAAACCAGAACATAGAGAAAGACTGATCGAATTGGCAAAGATGTATTGTAAGTTGAATACTATAACTGCATTCTTTGACCACGAGATATACCCGTATGAGGGCATGCATTTCAATACTATCTGTGTTCCTGCATTCATAAAATATAGTGACTACTACTTAACATACACACCATTCTTTGTAGATGCCTTGAAAGAATATATTGGAATGAGGGGAACTTCCAACTATACTTTTCAAGTCGGTGGTTATATTGACATGAGTATTTATGACAAGTGGATTGAAAAATCATGGGAGAATAAAAAAGAATTACCATACATTTCAGAATGTGCTTACTATGCAAAATTCAAAGGCCATGGGAACTTCAAACCAATAGTAGAAACAATGGGTAAGATGGGACTGAGAGACTTGTCTGGTAAGAAATTGGTTCATATTGGAAACACATATTCACCCGAAAATTACTTCAATCATGTAAAGATATTATCAGAACACGCGAATGTTTCTCGTAAAACTTTTAATGATACATTCCTACCAGACTATGATTTGGATCCAACCGTATTCAAAGTTTTTGATAACCATAAACCCATGATACTTGCAGGAACATACACGATGGAAAGTATGATGGACTTTTTAACCGGTTGTAGATTCAGTATATCAACAACAAATACAAACGTGCCTTTCTTTGGGATGTTTATTACACCAAGATTTGAATATGCTCAAATAGAGAAGAACTTGATGACAATTCCAATCTATGATAAAACATATATTGATTTGTTTAAGGGAACAGAATTTGCTGAATTAGTTTTATCGTATGATATAAATGATTTGGAAAATTCGTTAAAAAGTCTTATATTAGAGATTCAAAGATTAGAGAACGATGAAGAAGAATATAACAGACGAAGATTGAGATTGATACGATTAACGAGAGATATGAACAAACTTGATAACTTTATTCGTGATATGCAAACAATAGTTTCAAACGGTAAAAGAAATAAAGATGATTACTCGGAAGATTGGTTTAATTCTTCGTTAGAACAAATGGGTTACAAATTCAAACAGTACCGTAAAATGCTTATTAACATGAACGGTGTTTCATCAACTACAACACAAAAGTTTTTTAACATATAAAGGTTTCACATGGCAAAGAAAAAGATATTATTACTGTCAGACGATTTGAGACTTACATCTGGAATAGCAACTGTATCGAGAGATATTGTATTAGGAACTGTTCATAAATATGATTGGGTTCAAGTTGGTGCAGCGATGAATCATCCTGATTCAGGAAAGGTATTAGATTTATCGGATGATTGTAACAAAATAAGTGGTATTAACGATTCATATGTAAAAATATATTGCAACAATGGATATGGTGATTCTCTTTTAATCAGACGATTAATTGAAATTGAAAAGCCAGATGCCATTTTACATTTTACTGATCCAAGATTTTGGGGATGGTTATACAATATGGAACATGAAATTAGAACTAAAATGCCATTATTGTATTTGAACATATGGGATGGTGCAGGACTTGTTGGTGGAACACCTACCGATCCAATGTGGAATAAAGAGGCATATTCTAGTTGTGATTCATTGATGGCAATTTCAAAACAAACATACGGTATAAATAAAAGAATACTTGAAAGGGTGGGTGAGAGTGTAGATAATAATAGAATAACATATGTTCCACATGGAATAAATACCGATATGTTTTATCCGATAAAAGAGGGTGACAAATATTGGGATGATTATACAAAACAAAATAATGAATTAAGATCCGATAATCCAAATCGTTTCATAATAATGTGGAACAACAGAAATATCCACAGAAAACATCCAGGTGATGTTATATTGGCATATAAACATTTTTGTGAACTCGTTGATAAAAACGGTGGTGACGCAGTAAATGATTGTTTACTTTATATGCATACGGTAGAAATTGATCATAATGGAACGGATTTGTCTGCCGTTATTCGTGATTTATCCCCAAAGTATCCTGTTATTTTCGCAAATAGTATAGTTGGAACCGAACATTTAAATGTTAGATATAATTGTGCGGATGTTGTTTTGAATATGTCATCAAATGAAGGATTTGGTTTAGCAACGGCAGAGTCAATGGCAGCCGGCGTTCCTATTATAGTAAATGTCACCGGTGGGTTACAAGACCAATGTGGTTTCATTAATCCAAAAACAAATGATTATTTTACAGCCGAGGATTATGTTGAAGTTCACACTCTACATGATAGATACGAATGGTCTGATTTGAAACACGGAGAATGGGTTAAACCCGTTTGGCCTTCAAATATATCATTACAAGGATCAGTTCCAACTCCTTATATTTTTGATGATAGAGCCGATTATAGAGAAGTTGGTAATGCATTATATTCTTGGTATACTACTCCTAAGAGTGAAAGAAAGAGAATGGGTGAAATGGGTAGAGATTATATCATGGATAGTAAAGTTGGTATGAGTAAAAAAGAAATGGCAAATAGAATTGTTGATAGTATTGATAATACACTAAATGTATTTAAACCTAAAAATAAATTTGAATTAATATTAGCGTGAGGATAGATATGTCAAATAAGCCAGAATTGGTATTTTGTGGACCAGTTGCAACTGTTAGTGGTTATGGATCACATGCAAGAGATTTGGTTTTGTCTTTAATAAAAATGGATAAATATAATGTAAAAATTATATCTATAAATTGGGGTGAAACTCCAATGAATGCTTTAGATGAAAACAATAGTGATCATAAAGAAATATTAAATAGAATTGCAAAAGAACAGATGACTAGCCAACCTGATATTTGGGTTCAATGTACAATACCAACAGAGTTTCAGCCAGTCGGAAAATATAATATAGGTATAACAGCCGGTATAGAAACTAATATTTGTTCTCCAGAATGGGTAGAAGGTTGTAACCGAATGGATTTAATAATTGTTCCATCAAAACATGCAAAAGATGTTTTTGTTAATACCGTTTATGAAAAGAGGGATAAACAAACGAATCAGATGATAGACAATCACAGAATAACAAAACCAATAGAAGTTTTGCATGAAGGTGTTAGAACAGATTTATTCGGTAAAGATGCACAACAAAACGTGAATGTAACCAATATGTTGAATGATATAAAAGAAGATTTTGTATTTTTGTTTGTTGGACATTGGTTAAAGGGTGATTTTGGAAACGATAGAAAAGATGTATCTGGATTAATCTACACGTTTCTAAAAACTTTTGCTGGGAAAGAAAATGCACCTGCACTTTTATTAAAAACATCAATGGGAACATTTTCTATAACAGGAAGAAATGAAATATTAAGAAAAATAGATTCAATTAAAAACATGGTAAAATTGGAAAAACTACCAAACATATATTTGTTGAATGGTGATTTAGATGAAACGGATATGAATACGTTATATCACCACGATAAGATTAAATCATTTATATCTTTTACCAAAGGTGAAGGTTATGGTAGACCTATTGCAGAATTTATGACAACCGGAAAACCAATAATGGTTCCAAAATGGAGTGGACATCTAGATTTCATCGAATCAGATGTGAATGTTTTGCTAGAAGGTGAGTTAAAAGAAGTTCACGATAGTGCAATTTGGGAAACAGTAATCAATAAAGGATCATCTTGGTTTAATGTTGATTACACAAAAGCATCGGAAAAAATGAAAGATGTGTTTTCAAAGTACAATACATTTTTGAAAAAATCAAAATTGGCATTAATTTCTATGAAAACAAAATGGTCTTACAATAAAATGCATGACAGATTTGAAAGCATTATGAATACAAATGTTCCAAAATTCGCAGTAAAATCTGAAATAAAATTACCAAAATTAAATAAAATATCGGATTGAATTTATGATAAGCTATACTATCACCGTTTACAATGAGGCACATGAACTACAATTACTATTAACATTCCTTTTAAAATACATTAAAGATGTAGACGAAGTGGTTGTACAATCTGATGCAGATAAAGTTACCGAAGATGTTGAAAGTGTTATAGAAGATTTCATTGATAAGTTTAACAATTTTGTTTACATAAAATTTCCATTGAAAAATGATTTTTCTTCTTTTAAAAATAATATAAGAAATTATTGTTCAAATGAATGGATAGTGAATATTGATGCCGACGAAGTTCCTTCAACATTCTTAATTGAAAACATACATTCTTTACTAGAAGAAAATTCACAAGTAGATATGTTTCTGGTGCCAAGATGGAATGTTGTTGATGATATAACTGATGAACACATAAAAAAATGGGGATGGAACTTTGATGAAGAAGGCCGAATTAATTGGCCAGATTATCAGACAAGAATATACAAAAACTCAAAGAATATAAATTGGGTAAATAAAGTACACGAGAGATTATCGGGTTATGAGGTTTACAGTTCTCTACCAGAAGAAGAAGCATATTGTTTTTATCATATAAAATCAATAGATAAACAAGAAAAACAAAATCAATTTTATAGAAATATTTAATAGGTGAAACATGAATTTAAGAAAAAAAGTTTGGTATGCTCCAAATAAGTTTGAATCATACGGAGAAGAAGAAATTAAAGCAGTTGAACAATGTTTGCGTGATGGTTGGATAGCTGGATTCGGTCCTAGATCAATTGAATTTGAAAATATAGTATCAAAGTATTTTGGAAAAAAATATGGAGTATTTGTAAATTCTGGTTCTTCTGCGTGTTTGCTTGCTCTTGCATCTTTACATTTACCAAAGGGTAGTCATATTATCACACCCGCCTGTACTTTTTCAACCACTGTTGCACCTATGGTTCAGTTGGGATTAAAGCCAATTTTCTGTGATGTTGGTCTTACAACATATGTACCAACCGTTAATCAGATTGTGGAAAAAATAACAGATGATACACGAGTTATTATGATTCCAAATTTGATTGGCAATAAACCAGATTGGAAGGCAATTCGTGATCATATAATTTCTATTGGTAGAACCGATATTATATTGATTGAAGATTCTGCAGATACAATGACATATACGGAAGAAACTGATATTTCAACTACATCATTTTATGCCTCCCATGTAATCACTGCAGGTGGTTCCGGTGGAATGGTGATGTTTAATGATGAAAAACTCCGTGATGTTTGTTTGCAATTTAGAGATTGGGGCAGAATTGGAAATAATACTGAGGAAGTTGATCAAAGATTCAATCATCAAGTTGATGGAATACCATATGATTTCAAATTTTTATATGGTGTTCTTGGTTACAATTTCAAATCATCTGAAATGAATGCAGCATTTGGTTTGGTTCAAATGGAAAAGTTAGATAGGTTTGTTGATATAAGAAGAAAAAATATCGAAAGGTATATTGAAAATCTAAAAGATATTTCAGAGATAAGTCTTCCAGACGATAGTATCAAACCTAATTGGCTCGCAATCCCACTTCAATATGAAGATAGATTGGGTCTACTAACTTATTTGGAAGATAACGATATTCAAACTCGTGTTACATTTGCAGGTAATATCACTCGTCATCCTGTTTATAGAGAATATTTAGAAACATTTTCTAATGCAGATACCATAATGAAAGATGGATTTCTTTTGGGTGCACATCATGGAATGACAACAGACGATGTAGATTATGTCTGTGATAAGATAAAAGAATATTTAAATAATATATCTAAATAAAATTGTTATGCATAAAATTATTTTTTTAACAGAAATGGGGTTTACTGGAAAAATTCCGTCACATCATAAAAATATGAGAACGGAATTTGCTTGGATGAATGCCTTAAATGCAGAACATGATAATATCTATAATTACAAAAATATTGTTGGTTATGATTTTGTTTTTATTATATTTCCAAAAGGTAGAGTCTTTTTAAGTGCAGAGGGAAGTAAATTGGTATCGGATGTAAATCCTGTTAGTAACATACTCAACTCAGACTTTTTGAAAAAATTAAAAGATAATAATTCAAAAGTATTTTATGTGCAGGAGGGTCCACATTGGTGGTGGACGAATTATGAAATAGAAGATCAGATAATGTTTTACAATATGATTTCAGAATGTGATGGGATATTTGTTCACAATGAAATTGATGTTAATTATTACAAAGGTCTTTTTAAAAATAAACAAGTGAATATAATACCATCATTGATAATAGAAGAAACTATAAAAAATACTTTACCAAAAAGAGAAAATAAAGTTATGGTTGGTGGAAATTTTTCAAGATGGTATGGTGGGTTTGAAAGTTATTTAGTTGCTTCTAACTTTAATTTACCTATATGGACACAGACTTCTCATGCTATGAGAGAAAATGAGGAACTTGTAGATAATTTAAATCATCTTCCAAGATTAAGTTGGACAGATTGGATGACATCATTATCTGAATTTAAATATGCGGTTCATTTAATGCCTACTGTTGCTGCTGGAACTTTCTATCTGAACTGTGCTTATTTTGGAATACCATGTATAGGCAATAAAGATGTAGATACTCAAAGAATTTGTTTTCCAGAATTGTCTGTGAATATATCTGACATACATTCTGCAAATGTTTTGGTAAATAAACTAATGAATGATTCTGAATTTTATGATGAATGTTCAAGAATTGCAAGAGAAAATTATTTAAAACATTTTAGTCTATCATCATTCAAAAAATATTTTGATGATTTGCTTAAAATAATTTAGGGATATATTATGATAGGTAATGCATTAAATAAAATATTTGGAAATGCTTATGTTAAAAATTTGCATAACTCAAATGAAAGAATGAAATCATTCGATGATAGTGCTAAAAATATAGGATTATCATATAGTAGAATAGAGGCAATAGATGGCACAAAATTTGTTGATACTGATTACAATTTTATGCACGGAAGACATCATATAAAATATCCTGCTTCTGCAGGATTTTATGGCAACCAATTAACATCAGAGTTTATTTTAATGCAAGAGATTTCAAAACAATCGGAAAGCCACATGGCATTTGACGATGATACGATATTTTACGAATGGGAAGAAGATTTGGATTTTTCGTTATTAGTTCCACCGGATGATTGGGATATTGTTATACTTGGTGGAATCAATGATTCAAGAAAAAATTCAAAAGAAA